TCAGCAACCTGCAAAACTTTCTTGGCCGAATGGTATGCGAATGACCGCGAGCAAATTCATTCAAAGTACATTATGAAAGGTAACCTTGTTGAAATCGACCTTATTGATTTTATGGCCGAGCAAATCGGTTTAGGCATGGCCGAAAAAAACGAAGTAACTGTGCATAATGAATGGATGGTTGGAACGTGCGATGTAATCACTAATCACTTAATAGTTGATGTTAAGGCGGCTTGGTCACGTAAAACATTGCAACAACAAGCTATTGAGGGAATGAATAGCGATTACGAATGGCAAGGTCGCGGTTACATGGCACTTTATGAGCGACCAACATTTATCGTGTTTCATGGACTAATGAACACACCTGAAGAGGCGAACTATGATGGCGAGGTTGTTTATGATGACTTACCGGATAACGAGCGTTGGGTGGCTTATCAGGTGCAACGCGATGTAACTATTGAGCAACAGATTATTCAGCGCGTCATTCAATGTCGCGAATGGTTGGAGGAATATGATAAAAAAATAGTTGCTACTTTGGGTAAGATTCATTAAGTTTACAAAGTTGTTTCGGTCTCACATTTAGAAACATAAAAGTATTGGCCCTTATAGAGGCGCAAGGAAGTGAGACCCCTTGCAAATCTTTAAGGGCTTTTTTAATTTTAACAATTATGAAAATATTTTTTATAAAGTCCCCCACTGGCAAAGTTTATACCTTAAACGCTGAATCGAAATATCACGCTATTCAAAAGGCAATAGTGAAAGATGATTTTAAGTATAATTCAAATCAATACAAATGAATCCTACATTCAACTATTACGAAGCGGATATCAAACGTAGCACTCCATTAGGTAGTGTTACGCTTGAATATCTTATAAATGCTATTAGAACACCTAAAAAAGATATCCGCAATGTATTTGAGGAGATACGTATTGCAGAGGAAAAAAAAGACATGGCCAAAAAGCAAGCATTAAAGTCAAAACTATACTCATTTACTCCATGTGTTTATGTTAACGGGCCGCGTAAGTATTCCAACATTCAACATTGGACTGGCTTGCTTGTTTTGGACTTTGACCATTTGGCATCAGATGTGGCAGTTGAATTCAAAGAATATTTATTCAACGAATACAAATACATTATAACCGCTTGGCTATCCGCTTCGAGGCATGGTGTTCGCGCACTGGTTAAGATACCGATTTGCACTTCGGTTGATGAATTTAAACAATACTATGCAGGCATCGAGCGACACCTTAACTGTTATAATGGTTTCGACACAGCGCCAAAGAACTGCATACTACCGATGTTTATAAGTTACGATGCCGATATCTTACACAGGACAGATGCGCAAACGTGGTCAACAAAACATATTGAAATCGTTAGGCCCGCAGTAAAACAATATATTATTGATGACAAAACTTCAACAATTGAACGTATTATTGCAAAAAAAATAAACGTAATTGTTGACAATGGTCATCCACAATTGAGGGCTGCAGCTTACTTAATGGGTGGTTATGTTGGTGCTGGTTATATTGACCAACAACATGCCATTGATGTGATGCAGCAAATGATTGATGGCAACGGTTATCTATCGCAAAAGGCATCAATATACAAGCAAACTGCAAAAGAAATGATTAACAAAGGAACTACACAACCAACTTATTTAAACAAAGCATGAGCAACAAATTTAAGAAACCCGAAAAGAATTCAATCTACAATCCAGTAGATTGGTTTAACGAATTTGGAACGATGCAACAAATATTTGAGGGCGATAAAAAATGTATTTCGTTTTCAGATACTGAAGCAACATATCCAGTTAGTGATGCAAGTGATTTGTCTAAAAGTCCTAATTTTATATTAAATAAAAATGGTAAGATTGACATTAAGAAGTCAAACCCATTTGATTTAGCAACAGGGCAAAGTTTCAGTAAATTTATATTGTTGACAACGGTTAAATTTAAAGGCGATTACTTTCAAGCAATGAGTCACGTTTCTTATAATATAATGCAAAATGAAATACCTTACATTCGCGTTGGCTCCGATTATTTTAAAGTAATTAAAAAAGATGACCGCTATTCAGGAACTAATGTTATTTTAAAGTCATGGAAAAAAGATGAAATAAAAGAAGATCATACCAAAAATATACTTTGCAAAATTTATAAGTTTGATGACTTCACAATTATTCCTAATAATGTGACTTTTATTCCATCAAAAAACAACTGCTATAATTTGTACGCTAAATTTCCACATACAAAATATAGTGATACTGTTTACACTGATGACATTAGTGTTACACTTGGTTTGTTAAGTCACATATTTGGCGAGCAATTAGAGTTAGGTTTAAAGTACATGAAGTTACTTTATGAGCATCCTTGTCAAATATTGCCAGTGCTTTCGTTAGTTTCAACTGAAAGAGAAACTGGTAAGACAACCTTTTTAAATTATATTCAGATGCTATTTGGCGAGAATTCAACACTTATCAATCCAAGTGACTTAATGAGTAGCTTTAACGATGCGTATGCAACTAAAAATATAATTATGATTGATGAAACCGTAATCGAAAAGCAACACGTTGTCGAAAAACTTAAATCGTTGGCAACTGCAAAAACTATTTCAGTATCACAAAAGTTTGTACAACATTATAGTGTGCCATTCTTTGGTAAAATTATTGTTTGCACAAATAAGGAAACCGATTTTATGCGAATAGATGACGAAGAGATTCGCTTTTGGATTAGGAAAATTAACCCAATCGTTGGCAAAAAGAACACCAACATTGAAAATGATTTGTTTAATGAAATTCCTAAATTCCTTAAATATTTAGAACAACTGCCTGAAATAGACTTTTCAAATTCTCGCATGGTATTCACTCAGGATGAAATACAAACCGAATCGCTGGAGCTTATTAAAAAAGAAAGTAAAAACGGATTAAGAAAAGAACTTGAAATATACATTGAATACTTTTTTGATAATAATGATTGTAATGAGTTTGAAGCAACTGCAAAAGATATAAAAGAAAAGTGGTTTGAACATGATAGAGAAAAGATGTCTTACATCCTTAAAGTGCTTAAAAATGAAATGAAAATGATACCACAACCGAATAAGTATTATTTTCCATTTAATAGCAATAATTACCTTGAAAAAAAGAAAGGCACTCCATTCCTATTTGTAAGGGAAAATACTCAAACCGTTGAAAATGAATCTTATAGCGATTATGAAAATAGACAACCATTTTAACAGTAAAGTCTTTTCTAAAAATCTTTTCTATATTAAACTATTGATTACTAATTATTTAGAAAAAAATAGAAATAGAAAAGGCATTTGGCAAACTACTATAAAAAATATTATCAATAATAATAATAGGAATAGTTTTAGCCATTTACCTCTCTCTTTTTTCTATTTTTATATAAAATATAGTAGTAGTAAGGGTTATAGCTTAGAAAAGACTTAGAAAAGTTATTAGAAAAGACTTAGAAAAAAATTGAGTTTTCTATAAATTATAAATTAAATCAATATGACAATTTACACCATCCCCGAATTCGAACTCTATTACCACAATCAATACAAACGATCAAACATGAATCAAGCGTTTTGGCAAACATTACCGATTGAAAGATTTAACCTAAACAAAAAGAAAGTGGTTAAAAAGCGCAAAGCGGAGCTCACAACCAACCATTTGGACTTGCCAGTAAACAATGTTATCCAACCGAAAGAAACCAAAGATGCATTTAACACTAATAAGTTTACCGACCTTATCATTGCTTACCTTAAAGCAGTCCATAGCTGCAATAGTGCAAGGCGCATAAGTAGTGAGGGCAGATATCGAAAAGGCATCGGTTACATTGCAGGGCTTAACAAAGGTATGGAGGATATTCAATGTATATTGAGAGGAAAACTATTTGCCATTGAGGTAAAATCACAAAATGACCGAATGGGAGAAGCACAACTTAAACGTAAAGCAGCAATTGAATCCGATGGAGGTTATTACATTGTAGCTACATCGTTTGAGCAATTGCAAACTGAAATACTAAACTTATTAAAATAATTCTTATCTTTGTGCTATGAAAGCCGATGACAAAACGCCCAAAAAACGTCCTTTAAAACCGTTTAAAGGAGCAGTTGATGGAACACCATTTACAACTACCAACCAACCTACACCAGAAGCTAAGAGCAAAGGTTGGGAGGCAAGGCGCGCCGAAAGGTTACTGACTCAAAAGATTATTGAAAAACTAACTGGCGCCAACAACCTGGAGGAGTATGTCGATAGTTTATTTAACAACGCAAAGATGGGCAATGCTAAAGCAATTGACACATTGAATAACGGAATCGAGGAACAAATAACTAAAACCGAAACGACCATCACAGACACGCGACCACCATCAACTGTCACGATGCCTGATGGAACTAAGATTGAAATTTAATGAATGTCGATTTACAAGCCAACCCAAAGCAGTATGATTTTTATATTCAAGCGATGGCAGCGGCACAAGGAGCGACAGAGAAGCGCAACTTACTTTATGGGGGCGCAATTCGTGGTGGCAAGTCTTTCATCTGCGCCACGATCTGTTTGCGTTTGGCCTCAATGTATCCAAATAGCAAGTGGCATGTTATCCGTTCCGACTTCCCAAAGTTAGTTAAGACAATCATACCCACCTTTGAAAAGATTATTGATGGCTCAACACACTTTAGGTGGTCACGCGATAAGTCAAATTACTTCTTAGAAAATACTAAGACCAAATCAAAGATATTTTTTATGGCTGAAAACATAAGCCATGACCCCGAACTTAACGCGTTTTTAGGACTCGAAACAAACGGTATATACTTTGAGCAAATTGAGGAACTAAGTAAGAAACTTTGGAATATTGGCAGCTCACGCGTTGGAAGTTGGTACATTGATAAGATGCCAACACCTTTGATATTAGCAACGTTCAACCCAACGCAAACGTGGATTAAAGATGAGATACACATACCGTACTTAAAAGGCGAATTAGGTCCAGAGTTTTACTATCAGTTAGCCTTGCCCGATGACAACGCTTTCGTAACCGAGGAGCAACGTAAAGTGTGGTCACGTATGGATGAGCGTTATAAGAGGCAGTTTATCGGTGGCGATTGGACTAACTTTGACATGGATGGCAACCGTTGGGCTTATGCTTACGATTCGACTAAACACTTAAAGCCCGTTGAACTTAATAAACAACTGCCCATCATACTTTCGTTTGATTTTAACCGCAATCCGATATGTTGCTCAGTGCTTCAAGTTATGCCGCCATCAACGATAAGAGTTAAGGAAACGATTAAGTTAGCCAACAGCGACATCTATCAACTTTGCGATGTGATTAAGTCTAAGTATGGCAATGCACTTTACCAAGTAACTGGCGATGCAAGTGGCAAGTCATCGAGTGCATTGGTGCAGGATAACCTCAACTATTACGTTGTTATTCGACAGAAGTTTAACCTCAGCAACAATCAAATGTTGGTGCCAAGTGTTAACCCATCGTTAGAAGACAACCGAATGTTAGTCAACTCACTTCTTGCGCGTGGCAATGTCGAACTTGACCCTCAATTTACTAAGGGCTTGCAATTCGATTTAGAAAACGTGGCAGTGTTGCCCGATGGGACAATAAAGAAAACAGACCGTAACGATCCGACTCAACAAGCAGATGCATTAGACACATTTCGATATGCATGTAACACTTATTTAAAAAATTTCATATATTTGTCAAATGTTTAGCGTAATTATACCTACAATGTGGAGAAGTCCACGCATTATAAAGCTTGTTGAAGACCTATGCGCATGCGAATTTGTCGGTGAGATAATTATTATTGACAACGATACAACTGAATATAGACCGTTGCCGCTTAGTGCTAAGTATGACATACACTTAATGGCTGAAAATATTTACGTAAACCCCGCGTGGAATTACGGTGTTGAGCGCGCTAAGTATGATAACATATTGATATGCAACGATGACATTAACTTTAATCCTGCATTCTTATCGATATTCGATGATTCATTGCAGCACGTTGGTGTTATCGGTATGGCATTTGAAAACTATCAACTAAAAAAGGATGCTAACATACATTTAAAAGTAATGAAGCAACGCCCATACGGTTGGGGGTGTATGATGTTGATGCATAAATCAAAGTACGTTGCTATACCGGAAGACTTATTGATTGCAAATGGCGATGACTGGTTAGCACAAAATTCAACGCCTTATGAGTTGCATGGCTTATCGATTCAATCCGAGATTAGCACAACAACCCAACTGCCTGAATTCGGAATGATTCAGTTGAATGATAACGAAATTTATAAAACAAAGTATGCAAAGTAACGTAAATAAGTGGGACAATTGGTATAAAGACTTAGGAACAACACCGAGTGCATATAAGTATTCCGAAACGGAAACATACAAGATAGCTGCCGATTTTTTAAGAGGCTTAGATGTGGTTGAAGATTGGGGAGTAGGAGCTGGTGGTTTTTTAAATCATTTACCAAATGCAATTGGTGTTGATGGCAGCGATACTCCGTTTGCAGATAAGAAATTTATTGATTTATGTAATTATACGACATTGGCAAACGGAATACATCTAAGGCATGTATTAGAACATAATTATAATTGGCAAAAAATATTTATCAACGCTTTATCCTCAGCAGTTAACAAGGTGGTAGTAACTTTGTTTATTCCATTAAGTGATAGTGAAACAAAAGAGTTGGCTCATAATTTAAAACATGGAGTTGATGTGCCTGATTTATCAATTTCAAAAAAAGAATTTAACGAAATATTAGAATCATTCTCGCCTAAACTTGTTGAAGTTCAAACGCTAAAAACACCAACTGGTTATGGGGTTGAAATTATTTACAAAATAACAAAGAAATGAAAATAAGACTTGTATCATGCAACTTTGGAGATAATCAAAGTCTTATTATTAACAATCAAGAAGATATTGACAGTTTAAGTGTTGATATTAAAATATACAATGACTCAAACACACCATCAAGGTTATTGAGCATGCATCCAAGGTTAAAGGGTAAAATACCTAAAATGTTAGAATGGATTTCGGCACCTGGTTATGATTATTACATTTGGGTTGACTCAAAGTTTACTTTAAATAACGGTATAATTCAAACCCTTATTAATCAATTAGGCGATGCTGAGATAGGTTTGTTTAATCATTCACATAGAGATAGCATACAAACTGAATTAGAGTTTGTAAACACTTTAATTAAAGAGGGTAACCATTATTTAAATAGCAGATACGTTGGCGAACACATGGATAAACAAGTGGAGGATTATTTAAGCGATAATACATTTGTAGATGATAAGTTATTTGCTGCGGGTTGTTTTATTTATTCAAGCAAGTTGGTTAAAAATACTGAATATAATTTATTAAAAGAATGGTTTTTTCACAATAACATTTATTCAGTTCAAGACCAATTAAGTTTACCATATTTATTACATAAGTTTAAAACAAAATATATTACCTTTGACTTTGATTTATTGAATACAGAATTAATGAATTATAATTAAAACCATGCCAATACTTAACTGCCTAACAAGCTACACCCAAGACATTAGCGGATGCGCTGAAACATTAGAATTTAGTTCACCGACATTTACAAACGATACTAACTACGTTATTAAGTTTACCTATTCTAACGGATGGGTGCTTAAAAAAGATGTAACAAGCGGACTATACGATGCAGTCATTGAAATGAACAACAACGGATTTTGGAACATCGGCACTGGCATCGTAAAGGTTGAAATTCTAAATGGCTGCGATGTCACAAATTTTGACATTTGCGGCACCGTTTATTCATCGATTACACTTAACTTCATAAACATAACTGAAGATGATACTATTGCCATTATCCCTTGTCCTTGTCCTGAATAGCCTCGGTTGTTTAGGTGTTCATTGCCTAACGCGTGAGGGTATGTTATTCGAGCAAGCAGCAAACTATATTCGACATTACGTTGGTCACTATTGGAGCAAACCATTGTTTGATTGCCCGCCTTGTATGGCATCGGTTTGGGGTTTAATGGGTTGGTTATATTTTGTAACCGACTTGCACTTGTTACCTTACTTACTTATCCTATGTGGCCTTAACGCTTTGATATCTAAAATGTATTACCATGGAGATTGAAGATGCACATAAGTTTCTGCTATCACTTGGCTACACTTACACCGGTCAAACGTGCGGATGTGGAGGCAGTGCAAAGAAGCGCACGTATAATAAAGTAGACAATAAAGTAATAATTAACTTAAGAACTAAACACTATACCCATAACAATGAACTTCCGAAACCTATTCAAGAACTTACCACCAACTTATAAATCTGAATTCCCACTTGAATTCGCGTTCAAGTGTGGAGGCGTTGACTACTTTGAGTTTGTCGATAAAAACAACCTACCATACGAACGTGGGTTGGAAGCGTTAACATTCTACCAAGAAATGCAGAACGGTGTCACAAACGATTACATAAAGAATTATAACGCGGCAATGAGCAAGTTGTTAAGTGATCCAAAGAAAATCAACCTCAACGAAATCATTAAACTGCAAATGCGATTCGAGGAGCGTTGTAACTTCATTATAAGCAAGGATATAATCTATAAGGTTGCTTCGGTTGCGTTTGTAGATAAGAGTGAGCCATTGACACGTTATGACTTTAAGGCCAACGAAAAAAAGATTAAGAACTGGAAAGAGAATGCAGGCGATAGTTTTTTTTTGTCAATGCCAATAAAGAAATTAGTTCCGTTTTTAGCGAAGTCAGGCGACACTTCCCTGACGTATTTGGCGATAGTGGAAAAAGTCGAGCAGATTCAACGGGATATAGTTTCGTTACAGACATTAGGGATGGAATTGCAAGCCGAGAAAGATTAAAGATTACCGTATTAAAATATTTACCCGCGAATTATCAAATTAATTTACTAAATTTGTGGGATTTCTTTTTCTTTGCTAATGAGGCAAAGAAGCCACAACCAAAAACGCCTAAAAAGTAATGGCAGTTGGAAAACGTAATAATTAAATTCGTTGCAGACACTTCAGGACTTGAGCCTGCTATAAAGCAACTTGAGTTACTTGGTAAGATAAGCAAAGATGATGCGGCCGCGTTTGCTCAAGTAAACAATGAGCAAAAGGAATTCATTCAAAACTTAAATAAATCCACAACTGAAATGGGCAAGTTGTCCAGTGAAGTCGATGGGCTTATGGCTGAGATTCAAGCGGGTGTGATGGAAGGATTTGCTGACCATTTAGCTGAGGTCACCAAAGAAACCAAGCAAGCGGGTGGCGGCTTCAAGTCAATGAAGCAGGAGTTGAAAGAATTAAAGGCCCAGATTAGTAGTGGGTCATTAGGCGAAAAGGAATTAAGAGAAGCCACAAAACGCGCGGCAGAGTTAACCGATACGATTGGCGATGTTAACGATAAGGTTAAGGCATTAGCAAGCGACACAAAGCGAATTGATGCGGTTGTGACTGCGTTTAGAGGAATAGCGGCAGCGGCTTCGGTTGCTGCGGGTGCTGCATCATTGTTTGGAGGAGAGAACGAGAAGTTAACTAAAACATTAGCGCAAGCTCAAGGTGCGATGGCATTGTTGCAAGGTGTACAAGAATTAGCAAACATAGCCACAACTGAGGGTGCATTGAGAACAATGGTGTTGGATGGGGCGCAAAAGGCGGTGACTGTTAGTGCAAGAGTAATGGGTACAAGCATAGCGACTGCATCTGCGGTTGCAACTGCTGGATTAACTTTATTGATTGCGGGTATAGCTTATTTGGTTACCGAAATGATATTTGCAGAAGATGAAACCGCAAAGTTAGAAAAAAAACTTGCTACACTTGGCGCTAACAATGAATTGATTGAAAAGAATAATAAAATACGTGCTGAATTAATTAAAGATGCACGTGAGCGTGAATTGGCATTGTTAAGGCAATCATACGAAAAGGAAAAATCCGATTTGATGAAAAGCCAAGCCGATGGAGCAGTTATTGAAGAAAACACTATTTTATTGTTTAAGAAATTTAAACAAGAAGAGGCTGATATAAATGATAAGTACAATAAACAAAAAGCCGATGCAGATAAAGCAGCCCGCCAAAAGGCAGCACAAGATAAAAAGATTGCTGATAATAAAGCATTGCAAGATTTAAAGGCAGCTAACGATAAATCACTACAAGATAGATTGCGACAAATACGTGAAGAAATGGCGGCTAATCAATTAGCAATCGAGTCTTCCACATCAATTACAGAACAAGCGGCTTACTTTGAAAAATTAACTAAATTAAAGAAAGAACAATTTTTTTTAACTCAAGATTTTACTGATAGCGAATTAATTTTAAAGTACGAACAATTTGACAAAGAATATACTGCATTTGTTAGGATGTTGGTGGATAAAAAATACGCCCAAGATGACTATTACGATGCCGATTTAGAAGCGTGGGCAGCAGCCGCACAAAAAAAACAAGATGATGAAAAAGCGGCAGCAGCAAAAACAGCAGCCGAAGACAAAATAAGGAGAGAACAAGCAATAAAGGAATACACTCAATTTGCCATTGAACAAGCGCAAGTTATTTCCGACACTATCTTTACTATCAACCAACAAAATAGAGATGCCGAAACTGCATCGATATTAGAGTCACTTAGCATGCGTAAAGATGCCGAGTTAGCAAATAAGAATTTAACCGATGCACAACGCTTGCAGATTGAAGCGCGCTATCAACAACAAGAGGCACAAATAAAACAACGCGCGTGGGAGGCACAGAAGCAAGCCGATTTAGCACAAGCAATTATTAACACTGCTTTAGCAGTTACTAAGGCATTTGCAACAGTTCCACCGCCTGCTAACATATTCGCTGCGGCTGCCGCTGGGGTTGCAGGAGCGGCACAAATAGCCATCATTAGTTCTACACAACCGCCAAAGTTTGCCGATGGTGGTATGGTAGGCGGTCAATTGCATTCAAGTGGAGGCACATTGATTGAGGCTGAGCGAGGCGAATACGTAATCAATAGACAATCAACCTCAGATTATTTGCCATCGTTAAAGGTGCTTAATAGTGGCGAGGTTGAGCCAACATTTGCAAACAATATCTTAACTGCATTAGCCAACGGAACATTCGACCTTGCCGCACAATTTCAAACCAAACAGAGTGCAAGTAGTGATGGCATAAACTACGATAAGTTAGATCGCATTATGGCAAAGCACAAATCGAATCTTAATGTCAATATTGATGAGCAAGGATTAACAACATTTTTGCTTAAAGAAAATAGCCGCGTTGAATTTAGAAACAAAAAAATGAGATACAGAGCATGAATTGGAAGTTCACATTAATAGACAGTTCAAGTGTTTCGACCGTTGTTGAATCGCCAGTTGGTTGGAATGGTATTGGTGGCAACTTAACACGTAACATTGTGCATCATGGCATCAATATAAACATCTCAACTGATTCATTCGAGTGGGTTGGTGAAGCTTATGATTTACTTTACACAGAGTATCAAACCAATGGCGCCAATGGTCAATACCAAGTGCAAATCGATTACGAATGTGCAGAGGGCGATGGTTATACTAACTACTTTATTGGTGCATTTGACTTCAATACATTTGAAAGACAATGTGCTGACTATTGCTTTATTAAGTTAAGCGTTACTGCATCAAAGTGCACCGATGTGTTTATGAGTAGAATGGGTCAAGATGTTGACATTGAATCAACAACTAACTTTGATGGGCAAGCGATTACACCACCGTTGTTAAGGGTATTAAACATTGAGGGGCAAGATATATTGTTGCAGAATACTGCAAACAATAATGATGGTGAAAATACTTTACTTACAATTCCACTTGGTTTTTTTAGATCAGCTATCCCAGTTTATTTGCCAAATAATCCAATAATTGAATTTGGAGAATGGAATATAAATAATGTTAGCCCTGCAGTTATAAATGCAAATACTTATGGATATCCTGCATCAGCAGATGAAATACAAAATTCATTTAATTTTATTTATTTATATCAGTCTAAAAAAAATGAATGTATAGACCAAGTTAATTATAGTTGGAGAACAAAAGGAGTTTTTAAATTAATAGCAAATTCTACTGGTACTTTAGTAAGTTTATTATTAAGAGTACAACAAGTAGACCCATTAACTGGTGTATTTACTGATTTTGGTAGTGTTATAATAGCAAGCGGTGTTGCATTGCCAGGTGGTGTAATTGTATCATTTAATTTTGATGAAAGTAACACAGGCACTTTTACAAATGGAAATACTAATAATTATGTTATTTTTAGTTGGTTTGTTGAATTAGCTGTTGGTGATATTTCAGCAGTACAAATTGATTATGATGCAGGCGATGTTAACTATTTCAATATGGATGCAAATAGTGAATGTTTTGCATCAGTTGCCACATCAGTTTATTTGCCTGAGTTGTTAAAGTTTCTCCCAACTGCATACATGGACACAGATTGTCCATCGGTAGTTATGGAAGAGGAATTAAATCAATGTTTAGATTTTTATCAAATAACTAAGGGCTCATTTATTCGCCAAGTAACTGAGCCAAGTGTGCCAAAATTATTTGTATCATACGAATATTTATTTGAGCAATGCAGAAAGATATTTAACATCGGTTGGGGGTTTGACAACAACGAAACTGAATTAAAGATTGCACGTATTGAACACTTTTATAAGTCAACAATTGTTGTCGATGTCGGATTAGTTGACAAAGCTATATTCACAACCGCAAAAGATTTGATTTACGGAACGATAATGGTTGGATATAACAAGTGGGAAGCCGAAGAGTTTAACGGGCTTGATGAGATGAATACCGAGCGACAATATCGCAGAAACATAGACTCAAACCCAACTGAGTTAGACCTAATGGCTGATATCATAAGTGCAGGATATACGATTGAGGTAACACGCAGAAAAAATCAAGCCGAAACGGGAACAAGTGACTGGCGTTATGATGATGACTTGTTTATTATTAATTCAGAAACTATTGATGGTTTTTTATACGCGATAAGAGGCGTTGACAATGGGGCTGCAAACATCTATTCGCCTGCAACACGAATGAACTACGTGCTTACACCAGTGCGCAACTTGTTGAGGTGGTTTAAATCTATTGCCGCAGCTACACCGATAGCGACAAATGAGTCGCAAATCTTTACAAGCGGCACTGGTAATTACATTGCAACGGGTGAAATGACCGCAACTTGTCAAATCGAAAACCAACCTATAACAGAAAACGCAACGATAAGCACTGCGATAATGGGCGATGTATATTATGAAACACCGATTTGGAAGACTGAATATGTAACCTTTACCGCACCGTTTTCGATGGCAGACTTTGAAGATGTTAAAGTAAATCCTTATGGTGCAATTCGTTTTAGATGCTCAGACACTTACTATATTGGTAACATTGTCGAAATCAATCACGATCCGAATGAGGGCTTAGCAGAATTTAAACTTTTAATTAGAAGATAATGGCAGCGATATTAAACATACCAAATAGTTTTGTAACCTTTTATAACTTGGCGAATGACTTAGGCATACCCGAGTATGTAACTGATACCGAATGCGGAATTCAAAAAGACTTTTGCTTACCTATTTATGATGAAAAAGATTTAGCTTTTCAAGTAAACATTGCATCAAGTGAAGTATTGACTTCTGCCAATATAGATGTTCAATTAATACCCGCATCAGGAACGGGAATAACCTTAACTGGGTATAGCATTTCAGTTGTGGCTAATGGCATTTATGGAGGCTCAATACCGATTTATAATATTTATATTAACTTTTTTGGGAGTGATTTAACTAATGGAATAAGTGAGGGCGATTGTTTTCAAATAGGTATGCTTACGGGTGGCAGTATTGATTTAGCATATTTTGTATCCAACCAATGCTTTAAAAAAGTTAACGATAAATGTTTAAGCACTAAACTTGAATACATAAACACATCTAACGCTTTTGGGTTTGTTTATAGAGCATTTGGCACGTTTCCAAACATAGCATTGACAATAAATAGAATCCGTTTACCATTATACTTTAAAGAGCCAAACATTAGCAGCGACAAAACTGTTTACGTTCGACCTGATGGAAGCCGCCAACTATTATCGGCGCGATTGGCAAAGCGTTATAAAGGTTATGTAGATGAAGTGCCAGAGGAAGTGCATCAAAACTTAGTAATTGCATTGAATCACGATGGCATTTACTTCACACCCGAAAACTTTACAACTCAAATACAAGCACGATTTGAGGATGAGTATAACAATAATTATCCCGAAATAATGCAAAACGTAAACATTTGGAGCTCAGATTTTAGTATATTTGAAACGCCATTTAACAACTTTAATTCAAACTGCGAATGACAACTGGAATACTTTTAATCGGAATCGGCCATAAAAACTATGGGTGCATGGCTGCAAACCTTGCTATGTCATTACGTGCAAACGGTTGTGACTTACCTATAACATTAGTAACGCAAGCCGATACTATCACGCGTTTAGATGAAGATTATAAAGCATTGTTTACAGAGATAAAAGAAATCCCGCCACATTGCTACACACTTGCCGATAACGAAACTTGTTACATCAAAGCAAAGGCGCACATGGATGAGTTAACACCTTATGACTATACGTTGTTTATTGATGCCGATGTTATAATGATTAACAACCATAAAATAAATGAGGTAATCGAATCACTAAAAGGAATTGATTTTGCGGTAAAAAATAGTGGGTTTAAAAACTATGATAGTGATGAGATTACTGCCGATTCAAAACAATGGGCTAACTTATTAGAAGTAAAAGAAGCGTTTGGATTCACAACTGAAAAGATTTGGAATGTGCATTCCGAGTTTATATGGTGGAAAAAAGGACATCCATTGTTTGCAAAGTGGGTAGAAAACTTTGAAAACATACGTGTAAAAAACATTGAGTTTGCAGGATGCATACCCGATGAGTTACCGTTATGGATTGCAATGTGCCAGTTAGGTGTTGACTGCCATGAAGAAATGTATCACCCTACTTTTTGGCCAATGGATTCAACTAAAACAATGCGATTAAAGGATTTAACAGATGACTATTGTGGTGTATCTATTGGAGGTAACAGAATAAGTGAAGTGCAATTAACAATCTATAACAACCTTGTGCAAATTCATGCATTAAGAATGAATATGCGATATAAATTTTTACAACAGCCCAAAAGAAGATGGGCTCCAGAACGCCATACTTACTAAATGGAAACCGAAAACAAATACATTATTATTGATGCCGATATCGTTGCCGATGTCGCACGTAATCCACATATAGAGGATGAGGAATATGTTAACTTTCAATACTATTCCGATGGAGAATATCCGCGTAAATTAATTGATGAGGTAAGACCTAACGAGCACATAATTGTCAAGGAGTATCGTAAAAAAACTTATGAGGCGGTGTTTAGCGAAGTTTACGATCGCGTTTTAAATGCACTAAATAAAATACAACGTGCGGATGGATTCTTTTTAAAGTTTCCAGACACGCAATATCCACGAATAGCCAAAGATGAGGACTTAAAAACATACCTTACAAAAAACTTTACCGCTTCCAAATCTTTAATGAATTGGGCGTTTCAAGTTGGGTTAAAACAATATACAATCGATGCTAACGGTGTTATTATTGTTTGGGCAGAACAAGCTGAGCCGACTGAATATAAGAAACCGAAACCTTACGTAATCAATTCAAGTAGCATTGTTTATCATTACGAGGGCAATTCGATTGTTTACAAAGATGATGACAATGGCAATGTATATTATTCAATTGATAAAATTAGTTGGTCTAAGTGGCGCAAGAAAAAGAAAGGTAACGGGTTTGATTTAGTTGAGGAAACATTGCATGGCCTTGGTGTATTCCCTGGCTTTACAATCGGTGGTGTTGTAGAAGAGGAAGAGGAGTTGGGCCGCGAATATCAAAGCAGATTAAAAGCAATGTTACCATGGTTAAACGTGGCTACGGTTGAGTTTAGTGATTTGCGCGCTGAAATAACGCAACACATACATTCAACTGTTTGGATTTACCAAGATGAGCAATGTAAAAGTTGCAACGGTCAAGGGTTTACGTTTACCAAAGAGCAAGAGCGTGTTCCTTGTACTAATAGCAAGTGTAAAGATGGTCAGATACCGACATCGCCTTACGAAACTATACGTGTAAGACCTGCCAAAACATCGATGGGAGAAGTGCCTGCACCGACTCCACCGATGGGCTACATACAGAAGCAAACAGAGATTGCAGAGTTGCAGGATAAACGTATTAATGAGATGCGTTATCGTTCTTTGGCTGCCATCAATATGCAGTTTTTAGAGGCACAACCCGCGGCTCAAAGTGGTGTTGCAAAGGCATACGATAGAGATGAAACTAACAATACATTTTATGGTGTTGCAGTTGATATAGGAACTATAATGACTAACATTGCTGAGTTGTGTGCGATGTGGAGATATAAAGAGATATACGATGTTGAAACCATTAAGTCAATGGTGCCAGTTTGCGTTGTTCCTAATCAGTTTGATATCTTAGGCAGTCAACTTATATTAGAGGAGATTAAAGCGGCTAAGGATAGCGGTCTAAACGATGCGGTGTTAAGTGCGCAAGAATTAGAATATATCGTTAAACGTTTTCCGAATGACATTGCAATGCAAGATATGTTACGTGATGCATTCAACCTTGACCCCGCAAGTGGTAAAACGCAAGAAGAGAAAGCGTTGTTAGTAAGCAATAAGATGATGTCTAAAACCGATGCAGTTATAAGCACATACATTCAAGACTTCGTGCAACGTGCATACGCTGAGAATCCTGAATTTAACCGCTTAGATAAGTCAAAGCAACAAGCGGTATTGAATGCATTTGCAGTTGAGAAATTGAAAGAAATAAACACTAAGGATATATTGTTTAATCAGATATTTGGTGCTACTATTGTAGATAATGGCGCAAGCGAATAAAGAAATACAAGCAACATTAAACGCCATTGACAATGGTTTGATTACTTGGAATGAGGCAATGCCAAAAATCCAAGAGCAAATCTATCGGAGGCTGTTACAATTCCAACGTGAGTTAGGTGTTCAAGGCGATACGATTACAAACTCAGTTAAGAACATCAAACTGTTATCCAGTCTTAAGAGTGACTTGGAAACAATCATTTTAGATGACTCTGACTATAGCGAAAGTGTAACGAAATTTGCAAAGCTTTACGATAAGGTAAACGCGCTAAACTTTTCTTACTACAAAGCACTTGAAAAGAAATTCAAACCGCCGAAAGTAGTTGAGGCAATTAGGCAACAATCAATATCGGTTACGTTGGAGGGGTTAACCGAATCGGGATTGAATCAAAACCTTATCACACCGGTAAGAGAAATGATTAACACCTATGTAACTACGGGTGGAAGTTACTCTAAGCTATCTAAGGAACTAAACAACTACATCAATGGGACACCAACGATTGATGGCGCATTAGTTAAGTACACAAAACAGATTGCAACTGATTCGATTAATCAATACAACGCAACAGTTAACCAAGCTATAAGCGCTGATTTGGGTTGGGATTGGTTTCGATATGTCGGCAGTAATATAAAGACAACACGCACGTTTTGTAAGGCATTGACTCAAAAGCAATACTACCACAGAAGCGAACTACCAAAGATTATCAAAGGCAACTTTGCAGAATTCAAAGAAATGAAAGGAGAAATCTATCCACGCACTGACTTACCGCAAGGAATGATTGAGGACACTAACCCAAGTAACTTTCAAACTTATCGCGGTGGTTATAACTGCGGGCATCAAGCTTATCCAATACCCGCTTCACTTGTACCTAAAAATATAATTGCTACATTTGCAAATAAATAATTAAACACAATAATAAAATGGAAACAAATCCGACACTATTTAAACTATTAAAGATTACAAACGTGCGAAGTGAAGTTAATTACTTCCCATTAAATCGCACAAACAAACAATTTCACGAAACTTATAAGCGTTCTTTGAGCAATGAAAAGCGCGAGAAGTATAAAGTTGAGGAAGTTGAATTAACAACAGAGCAAGCGGCAGAGTTAGGTGTTGCCGAAGCACACGCTATTCTTTACCCACCGACACGCAAAGGACAACCGAATGCTGCAAACACAAACATCATGGAGATGCTTATTGCGCAAAATGCTAAATTAATGGAGATGTTAGAGGCTAAAAACGAAACAACTAAAGCAAAGAAATAATGGCAAAGCAAACTAAACCTAAAGGCGGCTGCAAAGGTTGTGGCGGTGCACGTTAATTATAATTTAATACATAAAAACAATGGCAATATTAGCTGATACAATTAAAAAATTACTTACCAAAGCAGGTTTCGATTTAAACTCTGAAACATACAGACAACTTATAGGCATCAAAGAACTTGTTGCTGAGATACCTGATGAGGTGGACCAATCATTGACTACTCTTATGAGTGCAAATGAGGCTAAAAATAACATCGACATTAAGAAACATTTTAAAGCCGAGGCACTTGATCCGTTTAACAATAAAGTTTCAACATGGCTTAAAGACAATGGTGCAGATGATGATACTATCAAACTGATTACCGATGACCCAAACACGTATAACAAAGTTGAGGTTGCAATTAAGAAGATTGCTGAATTGAAATCAAAGCAAATTGATGGCAAAGGTGATAAAGCAGAACTTGAACGTAAGATTAACGAACTAAGCGCACAACTTTCTAAGGCTGCAACCGATGCCGCATTTGAAAAGCAAAGTGCTATTGATGCGATTGTTGCAAAGTATGATGGCGAGTTTACAGAGATGGAAATTAATCGCATCATATCATCTAAGAAGTTGCCAGGGCAGTTTGGTTTGGATGTCGAAAGTAAGATTGCGCGTGAGTTTTTAAATAAGAAACTTGCTGAAAAAAGTGCGGCAATAAAAAAAATTGATGGGAAGTTAAAATTAGTTGCAAAAGATGATGATAAAATGCTTATCTTTGACAACGGAAAGGAACTCGACCTTGACACTCTCACAGATATGGCCTTGGCCGACAACAAGTTTTTGAAAGTATCTGACAATGGAGGCGGTATGCCACTAAAGTCGACACAGAGCCAACAAAGCTCATCTAAACCATCTGCCGCGGCAGCCAACGCTTTAAGCGACTTAGACATCGCATTGCAAGGTTTCGGGCAGAAATAAATACATAAAATATCATGGCATTAGGTTATTGCCCCGCGATGCTCCAACATATGAAATTCATAATTGGACAAAACGCACCAGAACATAAAATTACTCCTACGGGATTTTTACGCGCAGCTTTAGAAAAAGGCGCAAACGCGACACCAATTGCTGACTCTTTACAACTTGCAAACACTGCGGGTCACATTAAAGATTTGAGATTGAAATACTACCAACGTACAACTCCTGCACAAATGTCAACTGCTGACAACTGTGATATTGACTTAGTACAAGCGTATGATGAGATTACTATTGATACAACTTCAATTGTAAAATTCGGATTACACTTTGACCAAGCAACTATCGCACGTTACTGCGATGAGGCTTCTGCAACTGTATCAATAGGTGGTGCACCAACTCCATTTATGCAAGAGCACTTAGCTGGTCTAATGGCTGCTATGAATGGTTTTGTTGGTAAGATTGACCAAACATTGTTAGGTCAAGTTACTTGGGGTACAAATGTCGTTACGGGCGCAAATACTGCGGTTACCGTTAACTTCAATGATGACTCAACAGTAAACAACTTCTCTGAGGGTTGGACAAAAGTATTAACTGATTACAGAAGCAATGAGGGTCAAGGAAGACCAATCGTTGTTGGTAGTGGTTTAGTTGACTCTGCTTACATTCAATCTTTAAACCCTGCAATGACTCAATACGCTACGTTAAACAACGCTGCGGCTGCGGGTAACATTGATTACTATCACGATATCTATTCAGGTACATCTTGGGGATCAAATCAGTTTGCAGTATTGATGCCTGGAACTTTTGGTATTGTTGAATTAGACAGATACAAAGGATTCAGAGCTCAACAACTTGGTTTATCTACATTCTGGAACATGGCAATGCCATTTGAAATGCCAGGAAGTGAGGGAACTTTAGGTATGTTAAACATCGATTTCC